AAGAAACTGAATCCTGAAGAGTTGCAGGCTGCTGCAAATGATTGGAAGGCAAAGTTTGAACAATCGCAAGCTGATGCTGTTACACAACTTGCTGCGGTCAAGTTCGATCACGCACTCGAATCCGCACTCATGGGCGCGAAGGTCAAGAACCCTAAGACGATCACACCACTACTCAGTATGGGTGTTCTGAAAGATGCAAAGGGTGAACTTCTCACCGAACGTCTTACAGAACAGTTGACCAAAATCAAATCCGAAAACGATTACCTGTTTGCCAGTGAAAAAGAACCACCTACGATTGTGCTAGGTAGTAACAATCAACCTGTTATCACGGACGCTTTTGAAGCTGCCATGTGGAAAGGTGCGGGCTTGAAGCCTCCTGAACCAAAATAAGGACATTTTGCAATGGCAAACGTTATTACTCTTGTAAGTAAGTTCCTCGCATTGATCGATGCGGTTTATAAGATCGAAAGCAAAACCGCGCTACTTGATCCGTTGGTGCAAACCCCGGATTACCTTAATGCTAACGAAGTGAAGGTGATGAAGCTCTCAACCGTTGGCTTGGGTAACTATTCCCGAACTACCGGCTATCCCGCGGGCGACATTACTGCCGCATGGGAAGTGATGCAACTTGCCGCCGAACGTGGGCGTGGTTTTACCCTTGATCGAATGGACAATGAGGAAAGTCTGGGCTTGGTCCTGGGCAACCTCATCAACGAATGGATGCGTGTGCATGTGGCGCCGGAACTCGATGCATATCGTTTTGCGAAATATGCCGCGGACGCTGGCAATATTGCAACCCCCGCCTCGCTCACAACCGCTGCCGGTGTATTGGCTGCTATCGATGTTGCCAATCTCGCGCTGAGTGAAGATGAAGTTCCTGAAGAAGGACGAAAACTGTTCATCACATTCACGCTGTACGAGTTGCTCAAGCAGGCTCTAACTCGCACATGGGTAAGCGATGGTGCAATCTCCCGCGCCGTGAAATCGCTGGAAACCACCGAGGTCATCCCCGTGCCCCAGACACGTTTCTACACAGAGATCACGCTGGATGCCGGTGCAACCAGCAGCGCGGGCGGGTTTGTCAAGACTGTTTCCACGGGTAAAGATGTTAACTTCATGCTGATTCATCCGCCCGCTGTCCTGCAACCCATCAAACTCAATCAGGTGAAATACTTCTCGCCGGAAGTCAACCAGATTTCCGATGGTCATCTGTGGCAGTATCGTCTATATCATGATGCCTTTGTGTACGAGAACAAAGTCAATGGCATCTATCTGCACAACAAGGCGTAATCACCTTAACCTTTTGAATTAGTAACTATAAGTTAGGAGTATCACTATGTTGATGAAAAAAGGTGGCGTTTCGTTTGATGTATCACATCCCTCCGATATTGCCCGTTTGAAACACGCGGGTTTTGTGGAGGTTGCACTTGTTGTAGAGGTAAAACCGGAAGAGCAAGCAATTGCATTGGAACTTACCCAACAAGAAAAAGATCAACAGACAGTTGAGGAAGCTTTGCAACCCGCAAAGAAGGGTGGGAAGAAATGACCCTCAAATCCATTTTCCCCGCGGGAATGCTGAAAGACATCAATGATAACTTTGCCGAAATGGGGCCAATTGGTAGTGTCAATGGTCTTGGCACATTGCGCGTGGCAAGGTTTGAATTTGATGCTGGTATTGCTGCCAATCGTACAATCGCTGCTCATGGCACAGGTGTAACCTTACCTGCCAACGCGATTGTTTGTGGTGGTTTTTTCGACGTGAACACTTTATTCACATCAAACGGCGCGAATGCTGGCACGATTGCAATCAGCGTCGAGGCTGCGAATGATATTCAAACTGCCGCGGCGGTTAGTGGCGCGCCTTACTCCACAATTGGACGAAAGGCCATTGTACCCAAAGCAAACACACCAGAATCAACATCAGTCAAAACAAGTGTCGCGCGTGAGATCACTTGCACGGTCGCAGTTCAAACTTTGCTCACAGGCAAACTCACCGGCTATCTGTATTATGTTGAAGGTATTGCAAGCGCATAAGGATTTTAGCAATGGCATACGCTGATTTCACCTATTACATAAGTGCTTACCTCGGCACTGCCATTGCTGAATCCGATTTTCCCGCATTGGCGCAACGAGCCAGCGCGGTCATTGACAGGATCACTTTTCAACGTGCCGCGGTAGATTTTGCGGCAAACACAAATGTAACTGCAATCAAAAATGCCATGTGTGCGGTCGCAGAAGAATTGCAACGTCAGGATCGTGCCGGTGGTGCGGATGCGGTGACTTCCGAATCGCAAGGACGATACTCAGTATCCTACGCGGCGCATTCGGAAAGAATGAAATCGAATTCTCAGAAGTTGCAAGACGCTGCACGTCTCTATCTCGACGGAACGTTTCTCATGTTCGCTGGTTTTGTTAGTGGAGAATACAGCAGTGATTCCGAACTGTGACATTACCATCTACAACAAATATATCGAAAACCGTGTTGAGAAATGGCAACGGTCTGAGATTTTAGAGGTTGGATGGCAAGATACAAAAGCGGTAAACAGTCAACGGTTTGGAACCGCGGCAAATCTTGCTGCTGTATTTATTCCGTTCGACCGCAAGGCCACAGGATATGCAACCCCGAAACAATGGCAAGCTCTCACTGATAAAACCGGTCGTTGGACATTACAGGAAGGTGATGTAATTGTTCGTGGCATCGTGACTGATGAGATTGACGGCAGTTTCACGATCACCGATTTACGCGCTGAGAATGACAATGTAGTTACTATCGCGTCTGTGGATGCAATGGATCAAGGCTCGCCCGCGGTGCAACATTTCGATGTGGGATGCAAATGATAGAACAGCCCAGAGATGTCACCGTGAGAAAATCTGGCAACAAAGCAGAGTTAGCCTGGAATATCAGGTTATCTTCCCGATGGTCAGAACGATATGGTGCTGCGCAACTGTTTGTTGATTCTGAAGTGCTACGATTATCTGAGCCTTATGTCCCCCTGCTCACGGGAACACTTGTTCGTTCTGGCATTCTTGGTACTGATATTGGCTCTGGCAAAGTGCAATGGATTACACCATACGCCAAACGGCAATATTATCTAGGTCGTGCACCAGGTGAAAGCAATACAGGTCCACTCCGCGGCCGTCGGTGGTTTGACCGAATGAAAGAAGTGCACGGTGCAAAGATTATCGCAGGTGCAAAGAAAATTGCAGGTGGTAACGAATGAGTGTTATCGCTGACATCCGTACATTCATCTTAACGTATGCCGGTCTTGATGATGCCGCGGGAATGCTAATTGATGTGCTTGGCAAGACTCCTACTCAGTATGCGATTGTACCATTGCCAGGTACAAAGGTCTTGGAAACGTATCTCAATGACAGTTCTCTGCGTCAATATCCATTTGCCTTGCAATCAATGGAAAGCGTTGCTGACGATGCCACACGTCTGGCTATTAACGAATTTTACGAAGGCTTTGCAGAATGGTTGGAAGGTCAAAATGCAGATGGCATTCTCCCTACTCTTGGCACTGGAAAAACTGCTGAAACTATCGAAAGCCTCGGTCAACCGATCTTATTTGAGTTTGGTGAATCAGGAACAGGGATTTTTCAAATCCAATGCCGCCTTACTTACAGACAGCAACCTTAGGAGGTTGTAATGGCAAGAACAACTTTAACAACACAACAAATTGCACGAACAGGTGTAATTCATACATTTGGAGCGGTCGATCAGCCAAATGGGAATCAATTCCTTAACGTTGATGAACGGGTGTTCATTTATGTAAAAAATGCAAGTGGTGGTGCAGTGAATGTGACCATTCCAACACCTATTACCATAGATGATTTGGCGGTTGGTGACCGAGTCGTCAACATCGCGGCGGGGGTCAATAAACTCATTGGTCCATTCCCCCGGCAATATTACAACCAGACTGACGGAATGGTCTATATAGATTATGACACTGGTACAAGTGTGACCATTGCCGTGATACGTCTATAGGAGATTCGAAAATGCCAAAAGTAAAACGATCTGAATTTGCATTATTTTTAGACACAACCCCAGCCGGCTCTCCTACATGGAGTCGCGTGGGCGAGGGTGTGACCACAGGCACGGTCAACTATAACCCTGAGGTCACCACGGAAACCTATATCCATCAGGACACGGCGACTACAACCCTTGAACGGTACGCGCCTACGCTCCCACTTGAAGCGCAATGCGTAAACACGGATGCGATATTCGAGTTTATCGACAATCTCCGTCGCACGCGTGCGATAGGCTCCGCGGCTGAAACTGATATGCTGATGGTGTACATGTACGAGACACCTGTTAGTACAGATCAATATCCCGCGGAGTTGCAGCCAGTATCTATCCAGATTGACAGTTTCGGTGGTGATGGTGGTATCACCAACCGAATCAACTTCACGATCAACTTCCGTGGCACGCCCACAACTGGCCTGTATGACGTTTCTGCAAACTCGTTTGCATAGTAAAGAGCCTGCTCGAAATGGGCAGGCTTTTTGAAAAGGTCACATGCAAGGTAAAAGAATATACCCAGACAATGTTGTAAACAGTTTCCTTCCCGGAGAATATGGAAAGATTGGTGACACTTGGTTTGCATGTACACCCGATGGCCGCTTAGGAGATTTGTCAAACCATGAAGTTACCGAACACGAGGACGGAACAATAACAGTTTCACCGTCAATTCTAGTCAGTGCCGGTGGCAAACTTGGCGAATGGCATGGCTACTTAGAGCACGGTGTTTGGCGAGAGGTGTAATGAATACAGTTGCGTATGAAAAAATGTTAGATGCTCTTGAAGCATTGAAACAAGAGAAGCCAACAGAACGAAGTGAAGAAGCACGGCGATATGCCATTGTCATCACAGAACTGGAAAAGGCAATTGCATATTACTGGACATTCATTCAAGGCAAACAATCATAATGGATTCTATCCACATCACTACCAATGAAAAACGTATTCCCATTGTGCGCGATGGTCACAACGTGGGTGAGATTGTTTTCAATCCCTCGGATGTTGATTTTGCAGAGCGGTTTTATAAAATCGTTTCTGACTTTGAAACCAAACTTACCGAATACGAATCCCGTTACGCTGAGATTGGAACTGACACTGATGAACACGGTGTTCC